GCAGATTCCCATCCTGAGGATTACTCCTCTACTCAGTCATTGCGACTGAGGCCACGACCGCTTTCCAGCGGTCGAAAGACACCGAGCGGAATCGCCCGGTGTCCTGCACTCCGAACCAATCCCAGAAAGGAATAGAACCGGTTCGAAGTCTCCGAGGAATTACCTCACCCTGAAAAGGCCGACGGTTTATTACATCGTCGAACTCTCGTGCTTTCCGCGTGTCAAGCGGATCACGGGTTTCTAAGGCTATCTCCGGGTTGTGCGCATATCCTCCCAAAAACGTTAACTCCCAGCCCCAGGGGTTATATCCCCTGTAGTCCAAGAGCTTGGCGTCCTTGAGGTCCTTCGGGACTTTCTGAGCGGTTGATTTCGGTGTCCACATCTTGTATGTAGTCCACCCCCGCTCGTCCTCCTTCCACCTCTTAAGCACACTGAAGGGAACCTTAAAGCCTACATCGTCAGCTTCACTGAACGGGATTAAGCAGTTATGCTTACCCATCTTCCAGATGGCATCTAACGTCGACTGTATCGGCAACTGATTCTGTGCACTCCAGCGTGAAAGTCTGTTAAAGGACGAATACACGTCTTGAGGAGCCTCTAGGGTCTCGATATGAACAGGGCGGATATTAAAGCCCTGCCAGTAATCGTATCCACAGGACTCACGGAACAGACCGGTATTGAACGACTTGCTTTCGTTCACGGTGAACCCAAGCCTAACAAGCAAACGTTTCAGCGTATCGAAGCAATCCTTACGGACTACTAAGTCGTCGCCGAAAACGGCTGCGTTAAGCCTAGGACCACTCCAGAAGCAGGGCTTGACAGCCTTACTAATGTACACGGCCCGCACCGCACAAGCGAAGATGATCGTCTCCAATGGGAACGTGAAGCCATTTCCCATCGTACTAACCATCCGCAACTCCTCTTCATGTCCGTCTGGGTAGCGGACAATCGGTGAACGGAACAACCTTACCCACTTCATACAGCTGGGGGGCAGACACCACTCACACAGAGTCATTGCTATGCTATCACTCGCCGAAGACAGATCAATGGTCCCGAAGGAGCCATCTTCACTGCCGACGCGAGTTAAGGCCCGATTAACGTCAGGTTGAGTGTCAAGCTTGATGCCCAACACCTGTCCTAAACGCTCCTCGAACCAAGTCCCGAGGGCCTTCTGCATCAACATGTTCAGCAGGGGCTCGGTACAGCACGTTCGCGAGATCTCCGAGTTCTTTGGTACTGTAAACAGCGTGTTACCGCTGACGGTTACGGGTCGAAACGACCTACCCCAGGCTGTAAGCGCTGAGTGCCAGGTGCTCGAGTTACGTACCGCGGCCCTAAAAAGGGCCAAGACGTAAGGACTAGTGACGCTGTGGTTTGAATCGAAGAGCTTCGTGTAGAAGTTACGACTGTCTGCCATTCTAGACGCCCCCGGTCCCGCAGCAAAGTGACCCTCGATATATTGAAGATCAAAGTTGCTACCGCCCTCTAACCAATTATCAAGGACTTTCCACACTTCATCTCGAAAGATGTGCAGCATGTAGGTCATTGACTCACTATCCCCTTCGTTAGGGGGGTCAAAATGAACTGTCTTATTCAAGGCGCTGAATTTCTCCAGTGTTGCCTTGACCGCAGTATCTGATTGACCGTTCGGCGCTAGTTTCTTAAATAGCGCTTGAACTTGTAAAGCCGCAGCGACCTGCCGACCTGTCCAACCCCGTTCGCTCGCAAGAGCTAAGGAGAAAGTAGAGCCGTCAAAATCAACTGGTAGCCATCTGGCTAGATCTTTAGTAAGGAGATCTTGTACCATCGCGTAATTACGCATCTTGGTGTTCCTTGCTTAACAGTACCCAAATTGCAACGAGGATTCCGGCGGAGAGCCGGATCAGGCTGTTGGTAAAGCCCTATCCCTCGCTGCGGCGATTCTTGCCTTGAGTCCCGATAGGAGGTCGTCATCGCTGACATCCCCCTTAGCGGAAGCCTGAAGCAAGAGCAAGTTTCCATTTCCGATGGAAACATGCAGTAGGGTGTAACGCTTTCGTCCGAGGACGACGCGTTCACACCTACATTCCAACGGTTCGTCCTTCACAGGACACCGAGAACCGTTGTATCGCCGATCCCCGACGTCGCCTGCGCGAGTGCACCGAAGTGCATCGACAGAGACGCCCGGACGTTCGCGGAATCCGCGAGGTCCGCACCAGCCGGAACCTCGATCACCGTTGAGATGATCAAGTTCTGGATTGGCTGCCCCGCGAGCGGGGTTACACCTTTGCGCGTGATGACCTTGTAGACGTTCCGTCCGACCCGGGTGATAAGCCCGGTAACCGGGTTGGGTTTCCCCAACTGTTGGAACGCCTTCGGCCGCCACATCGCAGTGGTGAAGGGGGAAGAAACAGAACTGGCAGTAACGCCGGTCTGGGTACCACCGAGCGCGGTCACCGCGTATTGCCTAGCGGTCGCATCCGGACTCGTGTCCAGGGCGATCGTGTAGGTAGGCGATGTCAGGCCCGTTTGGGCCGCCCCTGTTACCGGGGTGGTGAGTGAGAAAGCCATCAGTGGCTCCTATAAAGGCCGTTAGGCCAGGGGTCAGAAGCGTATACGCTTCAGGAGGTTGTCTTCGTTCGACTTAAGCAAGGCGAGCATGTTAGCGTACTTCATAGGCGAACCGGGTAGGTTCACTTGAAAGTCCGGCAACGGCACCGAGCTGACAGAAGAGCGATCGACCGTACGATTAACAGTTACAAAGGATCCGCCTTCCGAACTAAACGAGACCACAGTATTAACGTCACCGAAGTTGGTTTGGACGGGTGCGAGAACGCCTGTACGGACTGTTTCCAGTCTATCAGTGCGTAGCACCCACTTCACCGCCTGTTGGTTAGTTGTACCTGCCTCAATTACATCTCCAAGATTGGAGAAGTAGTCGACAAGGAACGAGAAAGGAATCAAGTTATAGACCGACGGAACAAAACTCTCCAGGTTGAACCCCAGAGCGTCCTGTAGACGGCTAATACCCTTCTCATGGACCGACGACGAACTATCTAAGGCCGCTTTGTATCGGATCATTCTCGTGGTTCTATTTTGCCACGATGCTCGTAGGATTCCTCCTGCGACAGATCCTTCAATTTGCGTGCCGTCGCTAGCCGTCGTGCTATTACCCGTCCCCACAACCATGGTACGGCTTACGCCATACGAATTGTGCAGGAGGGCTCCGGTAAGGTCCGCTACATCGTTTAATAGCGGTCTAACACCGAATGCGACCTCAAGCCACAAGTCCGATGCCATAGTCAGAAAGGATTTCCGACTAGACTTCGTACGCTTCACTGCCAGCTGCTTGAAACTTTTCGAGGATTTTAAGTCTCGTAAATAGCCGCTGACCCACTTATCCACCCCTTTGAAAGGATGCCTAAGTAGTCTTAGTGTCTCCGACAACTCTCCAAGGCTAACTATGCCCTGGAACTTCGTGTGTTCCGCACGCACGTTTGCGAGTGTCCGAGATGAAGCTTGATTTTCTGCTACCGTTAGCGATGTCCCACCTACATGACCAGGGGTTTGGCAACCGATAGAACTGTTGCCATTATTCCACCCCTCGCTGTAGTATTGGTGATCACCCAGCTTGTACGAGCTCGTAAACACTGATGTGAACGGCTTGTCTTCTAGCTGTCTGACGTCGAAACCAGACATCGGAGAAGTAGCGCTACCCCCACTTTTGATGAGGGACCGCCACTTGGGATTATTAATCCCAGTTCTGCTGCTTAGCTTTGGCCAAGCAACAAAGGGCTTTGTTGAGCTTTCGCCCACCAATACCCCATCTACGTAATTCCGGTTGTTCGAAAACTGCCGGGTCGTAAAGTAGAACTCTCGATTCTTAGTTACCATAAAGGACTCCCTTCTTGGGCAGTCCACGGGCTGCAGATCGCCCTAGTTATACCGTTGAACAGCCAACGATAAAAGCTGAAAGCCCCCTCGGTGGACCTTCTACTCGTGTTTTGTCCTTGCTAAAGGGACAACCATTCGGCTCTTAGCAGAGCTCAGTGGCGTCTAAATGACAACACTTCTATAATCTTACGCTCATGATAGCTCTTCACCATTACGGTGGGGCACATCTGACCGGCGATCAAGCCGGCGCTGCTCATAACTGCTGGGAAGCAGAGATGTCAGTGTGAGTGACGAAAGGTTATAACGTAGAAGGCCCCCGTGGGG